GACCTGTCCAAAGCGGATGTCAGCGTGAACATTTACGCCTGGCTTGAAGCACAGCGAACCGGAAAGACTGTGGAACTGTGCTGTGCCATTGGAGACGAAACCGTGAACGGTATTCCTTACGAAAAAATCGTAGAAACAGCGAGAGCGTTCGTTTCTGAACGTGGCGGCTTTGAAGCCTTCGCTGAGTGGGGTCTGGTATGGTAATTGAAAAGAAAAACACGGCAGCTCTTCTGCCTGCGGAATACAATCCGCGAAAAGATCTGAAACCGGGGGACGCCGAATACGAAAAGCTGAAACGCTCCATTGAGCAGTTCGGATATGTCGAACCGGTCATCTGGAACAAAACCACCGGTCGTGTGGTCGGCGGTCATCAGCGGCTGAAGGTTCTCATCGACATGGGCATCACCGAAGTTGACTGTGTCGTGGTCGAACTTTCCGAGGAGAAAGAAAAGGCACTCAACATCGCCCTCAACAAGATTTCCGGCGAATGGGACAAAGAAAAACTGGCTCTGCTCATCACCGATCTGCAGGGGGCAGATTTCGATGTATCTCTCACCGGTTTCGAGCCTGCCGAACTTGATGACCTGTTCAAGGACAGCATGAAGGACGGAATCAAGGATGACGACTTCGATGTAGAATCCGAACTGAAGAATCCCACGATTACGAAGCCGGGAGATATCTGGACGCTCGGCAGACACCGGCTGATCTGCGGGGACAGTACCCTGCCACATACATACGAGATGCTGATGGGTGACACCAAAGCGAACCTCGTCATCACCGATCCGCCGTACAACGTCAACTACGAAGGCTCTGCCGGTAAGATCAAGAACGACAACTTGGAGAACGATGCCTTCTACGGTTTCCTGTTCAATGCGTTCGTGAATATGGAACACCACATGGCGGACGATGCGTCCATCTACGTTTTCCATGCGGATACCGAAGGACTCAACTTCCGCAAGGCGTTCTCCGATGCGGGGTTCTATCTGTCCGGAACGTGCATCTGGAAGAAACAGTCCCTCGTTCTCGGACGATCTCCGTACCAGTGGCAGCACGAACCGATACTGTTTGGCTGGAAAAAGCGTGGGAAGCACCTATGGTATACCGGACGGAAGGAATCGACCATATGGGAGTTTGACAAGCCGAAGAAGAACGGCGACCATCCGACCATGAAGCCGATCCCGCTTCTGGCGTATCCGATTATGAATTCGTCTATGAGCAATACCGTGGTGCTTGATCCGTTCGGCGGTTCCGGTTCTACGCTGATTGCCTGTGAGCAGACGGATCGGATTTGCAGGACGATTGAGTTGGACGAGAAGTTCTGCGATGTCATCGTAAAGCGGTATATTGAACAGGTTGGGAGTTCCTCCGAGGTAACAGTTCAGCGGGATGGACTGACATATACCTATGATGAACTTGCCGCCGATCAGGATGAAGAAATTCCGTTGTTTTGAGGTACGCATATGACCGAAAATACAACTTTGACCCTCGGCAGTCTGTTTGACGGCTCCGGGGGTTTTCCTTTGGGCGGTCTGCTCTGTGGCATCACTCCTGTTTGGGCTTCGGAAATCGAACCGTTTCCCATTCGGGTAACCACAAAGCGTCTGCCTTTCATGAAACACTACGGAGATATATCTTCGATGGATGGCGCGAAGATCGAACCCGTAGACATCATCACTTTCGGCTCTCCCTGTACCGATATGTCGGTCGCAGGAAAACGAGCCGGTCTGGACGGCAGACAGTCCGTTCTATTCTATCAAGCCATCCGAATCATCAAGGAAATGAGGTGTGCCACCGATGGCAGATACCCGAGATACATCGTATGGGAGAATGTGCCGGGTGCCTTCTCCTCCAATAACGGCGAGGACTTCCGATGCGTCCTTGAAGCGGTCTGCGTCATCGCGGATGAAACCGTTTCTGTTCCTCGACCTGCGAAATGGCAGTACGCCGGAGAGATCGTGGCAGACGGATATTCCGTCGCATGGCGAACCTTCGATGCGCAATACTGGGGAGTCCCCCAGCGCAGACGTCGTGTCTACCTTGTCGCAGATCTTGCAGGCGGGAGTGCCGGAAAAGTATTATTTGAGTCCGAAAGCCTGTCAGGGTATTCTCCGCAGAGCTTCGGCGCGTGGCAAGATACTGCCCGCCGTATTGCAGACGGCTCTGGAACAGCAAGCCTGTGTTTGAATGACCAGGGCGGCAGCCGGATGGATGTCACCGATGATGTGACGGCAACGCTCCGTGCGGAAGCACATCATCCGCCCTGTGTTCTGGAATCTGCAGGGTTCTGTACCGAGCATTCCGCAAAAAGCCGAAGCATTGGATATGAAAAAGAACGGTCACCGACCCTCCGTGCCGGAGTCGTACCTGCTGCTGTGTATGAAAATCACAGTCAGGACACCCGCTACACCGGTCCCATAGGAGTCGCACCGACTGTGGCTGCAACCTTCGGAACCGGGGGTAATAATCAGCCGTTCGTGGTGAACACCGCTTACGGTATCAGTGCCAAAGACAGCAATGCCATGAAATCGGATAATCCCCACAGCGGAATCTATGAAGCCGATACTTCTCGTACCATTGACGGCAATGGAGGAAATCCCTGCTGTAACCAGGGCGGCATTGCCGTGGTGGAAAGCTACGCACTGCAGGGTTCAATGATCGGTCGGAAGGATGAGAATGGTCCGAACGGAGACGGTATCAATGAGGATGTCAGTTTTACCCTGAATACGGTTGACCGTCATGCGGTTTGCACTCCAACCTACAGTGCAAGCAAATCTTCTTTCTTTACTTCAGCTGAAATAGAACTGGCGAATACCCTGGTGGCATCGGATTACAAAGACCCTCCGCTTATCAACGATAACGAAATCGTATATTCCGTCCGTCGATTGACTCCCACCGAATGTGCAAGACTGCAGGGATTCCCGGACTGGTGGTGTGATGATCTTGGTACGGTGAATCCGACCGATGCGGACATTGCTTATTGGACGGAAGTCTGGGAAACCCACCGCAGGATCGTTGATCCCGATGTGAAGCCGAAATCACAGAAACAGATCGTGAAATGGCTGAAATCCCCTCATTCCGATGCCGCAGAATACAAAATGTGGGGTAACGGCGTAGCTCTGCCGAATGTGGTGTTTGTACTGTCCGGTATTGTATGGGCAATAAAAAACGAGGAAACAGCCTGACCGTCCCCCCGTTCCATATTCAGTTCTTGCGTGTCGGTTTGACATTCACATCCGGTTTGATCTCGCCTTCAATCTTTCCGTGCTCGTCCTCAAACTTTTTGATGTTCTCGCGGATCAGCACCAGAATGTGGCTGTTCACCGAACGTCCTTCATAATCCGAAACGAACCCCAGTTTTTCCAGCATTTCTTCTTCGATCCGGATGGAAACACTCTTGATAGCCATACAAACTCTCCATTTCAGATATATTGTATATTTATTTTATATCTGCTGTGTGCTATAATGTTGTAAACAGATATACCGTATATCTATAATATTTTCCGTAATGGAGGAGTTTATGAAAACAGCTGTGATCGGATCGAGAGGGATCGTCATTGAGAATCTGGGGAATTACCTGCCGGAAGGAACAACGGAAATCGTGTCGGGCGGCGCGAAAGGTGTGGACACCTGCGCAAGAGAATACGCTCTCGCAAACGACATCCCGCTGACGGAATTCAAACCGGAGTACAGCCGTTACGGCAGAGGTGCGCCGCTGAAACGGAACATCACCATCATCGAATATGCAGATGTGGTTCTGGCCTTCTGGAATGGTAAGTCGAGAGGAACAAAGTTTGTGATTGATGCCTGTACGGAACGCGGGATTCCGGTGAAGGTACATATTATTGATGAATAATTGTGCATAACGTAGAATGTCATAAATCTGCCGCAACCCCCTTTCTAATTCGGTAGTATATATATCACTCTAAACTACAGAAATAGCAAGGGGGTTGCGGCAGATTTATGACATTCTACATTGTGCACAAGGTTCGAAACGCTTGTAATGCAGACAGGCTTATGATATAATTGAATAATGGTAAATTAGAAATCAGAATTTACAGAAAGAAGTAAAAAATGAAAATTGTATCATGGGAAAACATTCTCGCAGCGCATTTACCCTCTGACGCTATCAGGGATACCGCTGCATCGGAAAAATATGCCGCACATCTCGACGAACTGTTCAACGTCATGGATCCCGCCCGTATCAGCGATGCTTACAGCCGTGCGGTATCCGATGGCGATTACGCTGCTGCGGTCCATCTTCTGGCGGACTACTACCGTACAAAGCCTGCCGTACCTGTGGGCTATCTTGTGGCAATCGGCTCGTCATATCCGGATGCAGCCGACCGTGCAGTGGACGGGTATATGCGTGAGGTCAACCGCGATTGGCACTTTGAAAACGGCGATATCGATTTTCTGTTTGATCCGACCGCATTGGAAGGTCCGCGCAACCACGAGTGGCTGTGGCAGCTGAACCGTCATAGCTGGTGGAAAACGCTTGCCAACACCTATACCGCCACGAAGAATGAGATCTATGCATATGCATTCCGCAAACAGCTTCTTGCCTGGATTGCACAGACCGATGTACCGGAAACCTGGAACGGTCCGGGCAGTGCATGGCGTACCATTGAGTGCGGTATCCGTCTGCTCGGTTCATGGCAGGTTGCCTTTGACGGTTTCCGTCATTCTGAGGGACTGGATGATGTGTCCCTGCTGTTGATGATCGCTTCTATGCACCGACAGGCCTGTCACCTGATTGCCCATCCGACACAGAAAAACTGGCTGATGATGGAAGCCAACGGTGTCTATACGTTTTCCGCACTCTTTGGTGAGCTGACCGATGCGGAATCCCATCGCCGTACTGCCGCGGAATGGCTTCTGCGGGAAACACGCTCGCAGATCCTGCCCGACGGTATGCACAATGAACTGTCTCCGGACTATCAGCTTGTTGTGTTTGGCTGTGCGGCGGACTTTTACAGCCTTGCGCAGGCACTTGGATACGGAGATGAAATTCCCGCTGATTTTGCGGATCTGATCCGCTCGACCGTGGATGCCGCAATTGCGCTGTCAACACCGGCCCTGACCCAGCCGCGCACCAATGACTGTTATACCATCCATCTGCAGCGTTATACAAGAGGTGCGGCGGAAGTGCTCGGCGATACATCCGTGTACCGCTATTTCAACAGCAAACGAACAGAGGGAACACCACCTGCCGGCAAGACTGCTTCCCGATATCTGCCGTATGCGGGACTGGTCGCGATGCGCTCCGGTTGGGATGCTGATGCGGCCTATCTTTGCTTTGACGTAGGACCGCTTGGAATGGCGCACATTCATCAGGATATGCTGAATATCCATCTGTACCGCGGTGATGAAGAACTGATTTACGATGACGGCGGCGGACAGTATGAGATTTCCGAAGTGAGGGGTTATGCCCTGTCCTCCCTTGCGCACAATACCGTATCCGTCGACGGTATGCCGCAGAACCGGACCGCACCGTATCAGTACACAGAGCCGTATGATGCGCACTTTATCAGCTGTGATGCGTTCGACTATGCAGAAGGTGTTTATGACGATGCATTCGGACAGACAAAGCCTGCATCACACACGCGTCAGGTACGTTTCTGCAAACCCGGATTTTTCGTGGTTCGTGATACGCTTGCATCGATGGATGGGGACGCGCATAATTATGAGCTGCTGTTCCATATGGATACCACACAAGTCCGTCGGACGGATGCATATCCCGATGCAGTGATGACCGATTTCGGCCGCAAATACGATCTTCTGATGGTTGCACTGGACGATGCGGGAACTGCTGTGGAAACGCAGATTGTTACCGCACAGACAGAACCGCGGATGCGCGGCTGGTATAACGGACGCAACGATCAGGATCTGCATCCGTCGACAACGGTATCGCGCAGTGTCCATGACGTGAAAGATATCCGTTTCACAACGCTTCTGTTCCCGATGCGTGCGGGCGATCCGATACCGGTTGTGGATGTTTCCGCCAATGGTGAGGTACAGGTGACGTTTGAGGGCAAGTCGTATGCGTTCTGTCTGGATGCACTCGATCGATAAATTTGAAGACGAACACGGCAAGATCGAAGGCGACATCAAGCCGGATGTGAATGTAAAGCCGACACGAAAGAACTGAATAAGAGCGAGGAGATGGTTAAGTTGTTTCCTCGTTTTCTTTTGCGATTTCATCATAAGTATACGTCAGCCCATCCCGCTGAACCGTAACTCCTGCAGAACTGCCCACCTGTTCGATATACCTCTTCACGATCACATCACAGAACTTCTCGTCCAGCTCAATCGTGCGGCAGATTCTGTCGGTCTGCTCACAGGCGATCAGCGTAGAACCGGACCCGCCGAACGGATCAAGCACCACGGTGTTGCTTATGGAAGAATTCATAATCGGATACGCCAGAAGCGGGATCGGTTTCATGGTCGGATGATCGCCGTTTTTCTTCGGCTTGTCGAATTCCCAGATGGTCGATTCCTTCCGTCCGGTGTACCACAGATGCTTCCCACGCTTTTTCCACCCGAACAGTACAGGCTCATGCTGCCACTGGTAGGGAGAGCGTCCGAGAACGAGAGACTGCTTCTTCCAGATACACGTTCCGGACAGGTAGAATCCCGCATCGGAGAACGCCTTGCGGAAGTTCAGCCCCTCGGTATCTGCATGGAAAACGTAGATAGAGGCATCGTTCGCCATGAACCGCTCCATGTTCACAAATGCATTGAACAGGAAACCGTAGAACGCATCGTTCTCCATGTTGTCGTTCTTGATCTTCCCGGCAGAGCCTTCGTAGTTGACGTTGTATGGCGGATCGGTGATGACGAGGTTCGCTTTGGTGTCCCCCATCAGCATTTCGTATGTATGCGGAAGGGTGCTGTCTCCGCAAACCAGCCGATGTCTGCCAAGCGTCCAGATGTCCCCCGGCTTCGTGATCGTGGGATTCTTCAGTTCGGATTCCACATCGAAATCGTCATCCTTGATTCCGTCTTTCATGCTGTCCTTAAACAAATCATCAATCTCTGCGGGTTCAAAACCAGTGAGAGACACATCGAAATCCGCTCCTTGCAAATCGGTAATCAGCAAAGCCAGTTTTTCCTTGTCCCATTCTCCGGAGATTTTGTTGAGAGCGATGTTGAGGGCTTTTTCTTTCTCATCAGAAAGTTCGACCACAACACAGTCCACATCAGAAATCCCCATGTCCTGCAGGACTTTGAGCCGTTGATGACCGCCGACCACTCGCCCGGTTGTTTTGTTCCAGATGACAGGCTCGACGTAGCCGAACTGCTCAATGGAGCGTTTCAGCTTTTCGTATTCGGAGTCACCCGGCTTCAAATCCTTGCGTGGGTTGTAATCGGCGGGGATCAGCCGCTCAACCGTGATTTTTTGCAGTTCCATTTCGTCTGTACCTCCGGAGTAATTTATGATATCCCTTGACAGCACCTTCGAGGTCTCCGCTCGCTGCCAGTCCGCGAAGCGTCCGATACTGCTGTTCGGTAAGAATTGTTTTATGCTTTTCAAGCGATTCGTTGAATTTTACGATATTCATCCTTTGCCTTTCCTTGCTTCAAGAAGTCGTTCCATCACGTCATCCTCTGGAGACGCACCGCCGTATTCGCCGGAGCAGTTCTCCTTCACGATCTGGAATATCTCCGACCACAGACGGTTTGCCTGTGTCATGTAGGTGTTCGCAATCGCCACATACGGAGACTGGATCGCCGCGCCCGTGGTCGGATGCTTTGCGAGAAAACCGAGTTCACTGGTTATAGTCTCACACTGAATCCATCGCGCACTTGCCATCGCATACCGTTCGATCAGCTGTGGCGAAACGATAGCGGCACATTTTCGTTTGGCAAGCCATCGCCACACATTTTCGTAAATTTCGGCGGCACAGAGCGTGGAGCCGTCCTTCTGTTTTGCAGAAAGGTAATCGGAAGGCTTCGGCATGACCTGACCTTCCAGATTTGCCGCGCTGTCTTTGAATTCAATGACTGTCAGCGGTCTCTTGCCGGGATTTCCGTCTAGAATCTTATCGGACAACGGCTTTCTTGGTCTGCCGCCGGAGCCGGGTTTCGGTCCCCTCTGTCCCATTTTTGATCACCTCACTTTCCAACGGGGCCTATTCCCCCTAAAACTTTTGCGAATTTTCGCACGCGACCCCACGCCCGTTGCACTTCATGAAAGGTCCCAAGATAAATAGGGCCCTGGCGGTCATGTTCCCATCAACTGTTGATACTGTTCATACTTTATACGCCAGTGATTATTCTCTTGAGACTTTTTTTGCCAGTCTACAGTGAATAACTCTGTCTGCTGACATTTAAGAGAATTACATATCCTGTGCGCTAATTGACAATTAGCTGTGGAATGCTCACCGCCAATGGAGAGTGGGATGATATGGTCTATCGTTC